CTGTTTATTTTGGGTTCAGATTTCACTCACTTTTTTCGTTTCTGTGCTGTATTGCGATCGCATCCCTCTTTAAAAACTGTCCGGAGTATTGTAAAAGGTAAAAATGAAAATATTAAAAATGCAAATATAAAACTAGCAGCAGTGATAAAAAATCCCCTGAGATTATCTCGATCAAATTGAGGCAGGGCATTCCAATTCATGAATTCCTGACTACATCTTAAATCCAAACGCTTTAACCCAGGATAGGTGGCAGCAGGAAACAATTGCCACAGCCTAAAAATATATTTTTGTAATGGATGAGGACCAGGAAAACCAATCTCGCCCTGCAATTTCCAAGCTACAAACGGATAATTGTTATTAGCCTCATAAATTTTCTTTTTTTTAAATCTTTCAGCTTTATAAAAAGTATCTAAAATGTCCTCAATTTCCTTAAAAGTCTTACCCGCTTCAACTAAATCACCGGATGAAATTTCAAGAAATGACGCTGAATCAATAATATATGGAGCGTACCCAAAATCAGAAGAATTCGCAAATTTAGAAGCTTCTAAGTCTTGCTCTTCAAGAAGTCCAAAGCTATCATAAACACGGAATGTTTGAGCATCCAGACCGTTAATGATGCCTTTCCAGTGCTTAAGAGCCAACACCCAAACTTTGACAGGATTCTTACGAATTTTAGGGTCGCGAAACCAAACTTCAAACTCAGCAGGTTGGAATAAGTGCACATCCTTAAACATAAGCCGCTCATTTTTCAGCTTATCATCCCAAACGGCGAGACCTTCAGCGTAGAGAATATTTGAGCAAATTTGATGGATCGACGAGTGAACCTGAGAAGGATATTGTGCCGCATATACTATGTGTTGAGCGCGCTTGCGATTGTTTGCCACAGCATTAAAAGCTTCTGGCGGCAACGTCCAAGACTGAGCGCTAGGGGCATACAATCCCATCTCATCAAGAAGAATTACAGCATTTTTGATTTGAAGAAACTGTGCAAAATTTTTGTTAGCCGAGACATAGTAAACAATCCCTTTAGGTAAATTTTCCCAAAGCCATTTATAATTATTAATTTTGCAGTAATAAGCAAGATTAAGAGGGTCTAAGCAAAAGTTAGTAACAATCCTTAACTGATATTTCTCAGCTATTTCTAACCCGTGTTGCAGCATCAATAAAGATTTACCGCGACCAGGAAGACCATAAATCGCGGTAAACGGCATAATGATCAGACCCCAAAAAGAACAATCAAATCAGCAAATCAAACGCGGCTAAGAACCATGTTGAGCACACGCAGAGTAACCATGAAACCCATCGGAGCTAATGCCACACCGAACGCCGCCAACCCAATCCCGTCGATCGCAGTGATCATGTCGATCGCGTTGGTGACCCCAGCAGCAATCGAAGCTTTAGCCCCAGCAGCAGCAGCACCAGCACCACCAGCAGCAGGACCACCAGCAGCATAAGCACCGCCAGCAGCCAAAACAGCCCCACCAACTCCCAAAGCAGCGCCACTAACAGCGATCGCCTGGAAAGATTTAGTCAAATGCCGACGGTTGAATTCGAGAGTCAAATCAGAAATGCGATCGGAATCAATCGTAAAAATTTCCTTATCCAATAAATCGGTAGTCATTTTATTTGCTCCAAAACAGAGGAAGGTACAAAGTAAAGCTCATAGACCAGGGTTTTTAGATAGAGCGTGCACACCCCGACCAACAACATTTGTACGAATAAAACCGCAATGATAAGGTTAGTATCAATGAATTTATTCGGCAATTGTGCACACTTTTCAATGAAGGCATTGAAACGATCGAAACTTTCTCGGGTAATGTTCACTGTAAAAACCTCTTGCAAACGACAACGAACGCATGAGTAGAAGTAGCAGCAAGAGCAGCTTGTACCGCCCAGTCCATCGAAAATTGAACAACGGGCTTTATGTCCTCTTTAATAAAATCCATTGCTTGAGCGGCGCCGGGAATAGTAGAGGGAGATGTAGCAATTAGTAAAGCAGCTAGAAAAGACATTTAACTCCTCATTCGTAATGCAATCCCAAAAGCAGCAGCAATAGCCATAGTCCCGAAGTGGTCAGCTATAAAATCCTGAGTGCTGTTCTTCATATCGTCAGAAAATTGTTGAGGACTTCCCAAAATTGCGGACATACGGGCTACAGCTTCAGGGCCCGTGATTCTACCGTTAGCTATTGCAGGGCTGACAAAATCGCCCAAAATCCAAATAGCACCACAGAAAACAATAGAAAATGAGGCCACACCGCGAGAATAACCACCATTAAATCTTCGGGCATCTTTTACTCTCATGATATAAAAAGCTTGACGATTCTAAGAATTAGTGCAAGCGAAAAAAACTGAGTAGCAAGGATAAAAAGATGAGCCCAAATAAATTCGACAATCATTAAAATCAAATCATCATTACTGGGGTCAGCCAGCGCCGTTAGCAGGATGCTCATCCTCTTCTTCCTCAAACTCTAAAGGGTTCAACTGTTTCATTTTCGCCCACTGAGTTTTAGTGATATTGAAGAGATTGAAATACTCTTTAAAAACCTCATTAGGAATAGAACCAATGGCTTTAAGGTAAGCATCCCAGTAAGGAGTAGGATTATTACCACCGCCAACAGCAGCGGGTTTCATGGCGAGGATAAAATGGTAATATTCGCCTTCAATTAATCGAGAAATATTCAAAGCCGATGTAACCGTTACCTTGCAGTTATACGGGTTGGGGACTTCACTCATAACCATGTCGAGAGGTGTCTCAATTGAGCTAACCCCATTATATTTTTGCAAAGGCATAGGGCCAGACTGCAAATAAGGAAGAAATAAAAACGCCTTATTGTTGCCAGAAGCATTCAATTCGCACCCTCCCCAACGCCCCCAGCCAAGTAAAACCGGATAGCCGCCGACGTTAGTAGTCTTCATCCCAGTGCGAGCAGCGCCAGCTTCCGGGACATCAGCCAATTTAAGAATAGAATTCAAAAATTGACGCCCATCTTGTGAAATTGCCATTATTTTTTCCTATCGTTATAGCGGCGTAACATCTTGTCAGCCCAACTTTCAGGAGGAGGGGAAGGTTGGGCAGTTGTCGCCGGCGGGCGAGGCGAGGGAGCTAGAGGCGGCGGAGAAGCCGGCATAGTAGTAGAAATCATGATCGCCACCGAAATGAATGGAATCATAAATTGCTTGCTCCAAATCAATAAAATCAAGATAACAATTAGCCAACAGCAAGTAAATCAGTATTTACTAGGAATTTTTTTAGGTTTTGACATTAAAAAGTTCAGTGTTGCAAATAAACGCCTTTACTTTTAAAATTTCCGTATGAACTTACTAATTCAAAACATGACAACTACTAATATAATTTTGTTAAAAGCACTCAATCGAGAGCGGTTCAAGCCCATCAAAGAAATTCAGGCAGATTTAAGACTACTAGGAGTCAACCTCAGTCAAAAAGGAATCTACGCCAAGTTGGAAAACCTAGCCAATAAAAAGCTGTGTCACCGAGAATGGCAGGAAGGCACAAAAATCTACGGATTGTCAAGGATAGGCGAATGGGAATTAGACCTATTTAAAACGCAATTACTCGCATGAACCAAATTCAAATTAAATGGCTAGCAGCAGGATTAATGCTAACCGACCACATCGGATTAGTCTTCAATCTAGAAATTCTGCGAATCATAGGAAGGTTAAGTTTTCCCCTGTTCGTTTGGGTGTTTGCTCAAAATTGGAGGCGGGGAAAAGACAAAAATAAGCTATCAAAGCAATTACTATTATTCGGGATTTTATCGGAAATTCCTTATATATTAATGTCCAACCAATTAAAACTAAACGTAATGTTTAGTTTCTTATGGATTGTGCAGACGTTTGGATGTGTTAAAAAGTTTGAGCCTA